CTCAACACACAAGAATGTTTGATGATATCATGTTAAAAAGATATGCAACTGCTCTAATCAAAAGACAATGGGGACAGAACCTATCTAAGTTTAATGGCACAGCAATGTTAGGTGGAGTGACACTTAACGGACCTGAATTATTTTCAACAGCGATACAAGAACAACAAAAACTAGAAGAAGAAATAAGATTAAATTTTGAGGAACCTCCTCACATAATGCAAGGATAATAAATGCCAACAAATGTTTATTTTGACACTGGCACAACTTCAGAACAAAGACTATACGAAGATTTAATAATAGAACAACTGAAGATATATGGCCAAGATGTTTTTTATTTGCCACGAAAATTGGCAAACAAAGATACTATATTTGGCGAGGACCCAGCGTCATCTTTTGATGATTCTTATATCATAGAGATGTATGTGGATAACTCAGATGGTTACATGGGTGAACAGGAGATAATTAAGAAATTTGGTCTAGAGTTAAGAGATGATATTAGATTTACTCTATCTAAATCAAGATGGGAGACACTAGTAAAAAATAATGGTGATCTAGTTGCTGAGAGACCACAAGAGGGTGACTTAGTTTACTTCCCAACTACAAAAGCATTTTTCGAGATACAGTTTGTTGAACACGAGCAGCCGTTCTATCAACAGAGCGCTCTGCCTGTTTACAAATTATCTTGTACTAGATTTGAGTACAGTTCGGAAAGAATCGATACGGGTATTGCTTCTATTGATTCTGTTGAAGATAGTCTATCAACAGACACAATGAATTTTCAGTTTACACTAGAAGCAGAAACAGGATCAATTGTGTTAGAGAGTGATATAGGTGATACTAACTACTTGATTAATGAAGACTTTACAATGGCAACACAACAACCAGTAGATCAAGGTAAAGCATTTGAAACTGCTGCTGGTACTAATACGTCATCTACGGCAGATGATATATTAGATTTTAGCGAAAGAAATCCTTTCGGAGAAGTGGATGATTACTAATGAGAGACAGACATAGACAACTTACAGACTACCATCAAAAATCTTTAAAAGAACAAAAAGAAATGAACATGGTTAGAAATCTAAAAAAAGAAGTCACTATTGGTGCGAATGGTACTAGAGACTATGTAATTAAAGAAGGTATCAACAAGGGCAAGATAGCTGACAAAGGACAATAATGTTCGGACAACATTTTTATCATAAACAAATTAGAAATACTGTAATTGCGTTTGGTACAATATTTAATAATATTAATATCAAACGTACGGATTCTAGCGGAAATCCTATACAGACAATTAGGGTGCCATTATCTTATGCACCTAAAGAAAAGTTTATCGCAAGACTAGATCAGAATGCTGATCTTACTGGAGACGATTCAAGCGTGGCGATCACTCTACCTCGAATGTCTTTTGATATTACTGGTTACTCTTATGACGCAACTCGTAAGTTAAACAAGAATCAAAAGATATCAGTCACAAAGAATACAAGTGGCGATAACAAAACAACTAATACACAATTCTCACCTGTACCATATGATGTATCATTTGATTTAAATATCTATACAGCAACCTCAGACGATGGTCTTCAAATTGTAGAACAGATACTACCATATTTTCAACCTGACTATACGGTGACCATGATTATGGATAGAAGTTTTATGGATACAAAGAGAGATATACCTTTTATATTAGAGAGTGTTGACTATGAGGATACTTACACAGGTGCGTTGACAGATAGAAGAAGAATTATTTACACACTAAGATTTACTGCAAAGATATATCTATATGGACCAATAACATCTAGTGCTATAATTAGAAATGTAGAAGCAGACATGTACACAAACACATCGGATGCTAATCCATCTAGATCAACCAGGGTAACGGTTACACCTAATCCTACATCTGCTGATAAAGATGATAGTTATACATACACAACAACACTTGAATTTTTTAATGATGGACTAAATTATGATGAGAAGACTGGCGAAGACAAATAACATAAGGTTTTAAAATGAGTAGTATTGATGATAAGTTGAATGAAGTATTGAATATTGCTGACGAGGTTCTAGAAAAGAAAGAAGAAAAGAATCCTCTAGAAATAGCAAACGAACCACCTAAACCTGTTGCACCTCAAAATGTTGACGTAGATACAGACTTTGAGACTGGTAGAAATGAACTCTACAAGATGTTAGAGAAAGGTAATACAGCGATTGATGGTATATTAAATCTTGCAAAAGAAGGTGAACACCCTAGAGCATACGAGGTTGCAGGACAATTAATTAAAACGCAAAGTGAGATAGCACAAAATCTATTAGACCTACAAGATAAACTTAAAAAGATCAAAGACGTAAAAGAACTAGGACCAAAGAATGTCACAAATGCTTTATTTGTTGGGTCAACAACCGAATTACAGAAACTTATAAAAAAGAACAAAGATAAAAAATGAGTAAGTTAGATCAGTATCTAGGTAATCCTAATCTAAAAAAGGCACACACAAAATCACGATTTACACCTGCACAAGTAGATGAGGTGATGAAGTGTCTAGAGGATCCTAAATACTTTATAGAAAGATATTTAAAAATAGTCTCAATCGATAAAGGTCTTATACCTTTTGAGATGTATGACTTTCAGCGGAAGATGGTAGATACTTTTCACGACAATAGGTTTACAATTTGTAAATTACCTAGACAGAGTGGAAAGTCAACTATCATTGTATCCTACCTCTTACATTACGTTTTGTTTAACGATAATGTGAATGTTGCAATACTCGCCAACAAATCTTCTACGGCAAGGGATTTATTAGGGCGACTGCAACTTGCTTACGAGCACTTGCCGAAATGGATGCAACAAGGTGTCATCAATTGGAACAAAGGTTCCCTAGAACTAGAGAACGGAAGTAAGATCGTAGCGGCGAGTACATCTTCTAGTGCTGTTCGGGGAAGTACCTTTAATATTATATTCTTAGATGAGTTTGCTTATGTACCCAATAACATTGCCGAAGAATTTTTTAGTTCAGTATATCCCACGATATCATCTGGTCAATCATCTAAGGTCATGATAGTATCCACACCACATGGAATGAATATGTTTTACAAGATGTGGATGGATGCAAACAATAAAAGAAACGATTACAAACCGATCGAGGTACATTGGTCTGAGGTGCCAGGTAGAGATGAAGCATGGAAAGAACAGACAATCAGAAACACAAGTCTCGAGCAGTTTCAGACAGAGTTTGAGTGTGAGTTTCTAGGTAGTATCGATACACTTATTAGTGCTAGTAAATTAAAATCTATGGCGGTCATAGACCCTAAGAGAAGTCCTGGTGGTTTTGATATCTATGAAATGCCAAAGAAGGGTCACATATATACTATGGCAGTTGATGTTGCAAGAGGTATCAACAATGATTACTCTGCTGTGATAGTCTTTGATGTCACAAACGCACCATATAAGATTGTTGCAAAGTATAGAAACAATAGTATTAAACCGATTGTCTTTCCTAACATATTGAAGAAACTAGGAGATCACTACAATAAAGCATTTTGTCTCATAGAGATAAACGATCTAGGTCAACAGGTTGCAGACGCAATGCAATTTGAGTTAGAGTATGACAACATGATGATGGTGACACAGAGAGGTCGTGCAGGACAGGTACTAGGTGGAGGCTTTAGTGGTCGTGGTAATCAGTTAGGTTTGAGAATGACAAAGGGTACAAAAAAAATCGGAACTTCAAATCTAAAAAGTCTCGTAGAATCTGATAAACTAATCATAAATGATTTCGATATAATCGCTGAACTCTCAACATTTATATCTCGTGGAAAATCTTTTGAAGCAGAACAAGGTGCGAATGATGACTTAGTGATGTGTCTAGTTATCTTTTCTTGGATGGCTAATCAAAGATATTTCAAAGAATTGACAAACGTAGATGTACGAGGACAAATGTTTACTGAACAACAGAATGCTATAGAGGCAGATATGGCACCTTTTGGGTTTATTGACGATGGATTGAACGATCCAGAGGGTATGAATAACTCATTTTTTGATGACGCAGGTGTATTATGGTCGCCTGTGACTTACCGAAAGGGTGAGTAGTAAAGAACTTGATTATAATAAATATCTACAAAGGGTTATAACTAATACAAATTACTTAATATATTAAGGAGAACTAAACATGGCTTTTCAAGTATCACCAGGTGTTAATGTGACTGAAAAGGACTTGACGAATATCGTACCAGCAGTATCTACTACTTCTGGAGGTATCGTGATGACAGCAGAAAAAGGACCCATTGACGAGATTACAACTATCTCATCTGAACAAGAATTAGTTGACATTTTCGGGAAACCAAATGCAAATAACTTTGAGGAATTCTTTTGCGCTGCAAACTTTTTAGGTTACGGAAACAATCTGAAGGTAGTAAGACCAATCACAGGATTAGTAAATGCTGTGTCAACTG